GGTGACGCGGGCGCTGGCGGGGTCCGAATTCCGCGTGACGCTGCAGGGTGGCCGCTTGTTCTGCCTGACGTCGCTTGATGACGATCGGGCGGTGTTCCAGACCAAGCCTGACATTCTGATCTGGCGCGCTGGCCACGTCGCCCATGTGATCGACACCAAGTGGAAACGGATTTCCGACCGGATCGACGATCCGAAACAAGGGGTTTCCCAGGCGGACGTCTATCAGATGATGGCCTATGCCCACCTCTACAAGGCCCCGCGGCTGACGCTGCTTTATCCCCACCATGCGGGACTGGGCGACGAAGAGGGGATCCGCGCGCGGTTCCGGGTGACGGGTCGGGAAACCCTGCTGGAAACGGCGAGCTTCGACATCTCTACCGGTGCCGACCTGGTGGACCGCATTCGTAGCCGGATACTTACTGGCATCGAAGAAATGTCCCCCGCACTACCATGAGAGCGAAGGGCCAGCCCCTGCCAGGTGCACAATTGTGCCCATCGCGGCAGGAGACTGGAATGACCGCATCTGCCATCATCGACCAGCAGCGAATCCCTGCCGCTCGTTGACAGCGTGAATCCATGATCCGGGCCGGGCGATGCGCCGCGGTCTAGGCGTCTTCCGCTTGCCTCGTGGAACCTTCGTCCGGCCCGGCTTTCACCGGCACGCCCGCGCCTGGTCGCGCAGCACAGCGTAGTCGCTCAGCATCCGGACGACGACGGCCCCTTCCGGCAACGCCTCGACCTCGTCGGCCGCGCGCGCTTGATCTGTTGCGGTGTAATCGACCACGGGCGGACACGGTGCGTGGGTCTCAGAACCGGCCGTCGCGCAGGCGCTCAGCCAGAGCATCGCGATCAGGAGGGCGGCGGGCGGCGGCGTCGAGCATCTGGCGGTGGATCGCATTGTTTCTCTCTCGGGCATCAATGCGTTCGGCCGCGCGCCCAGCGCGTTCACCGGCGCGACGCAAGTTGAACAGGAACAGCAAGATCGCTGCGGCGGTGAGGATCAGGCCCAGCGCTTTTCGCGCCGGGCCATGGGAGAGGAGCCAGCCGATCACCGCTGGCCTCGCTTCCAGTCGTCCAGTCGCGCATGGATGGTGACCGCGATGCCGATCAGCGCGATGGCGATCAGCACCCAGCGCAGGGTGTCGAGGTAGGGCACCAGCGGCTGGATCGTGGACTGGGTTTCCACGAGGATGTCCTGCAGCACTTCAACACCGGCGGCGCCGACGGTGGCAGCCCCAGCTGCACCGCCCCCGCGCAGCGTGCGGCTTTCCGACAGGACTTCGCGCGCAGGCGGCAGTTCCGGGGCGAAGGGCACCGCGCGCGCCGGGAACGGATCGCCCCAGGACCGTGCAGGACCGAGGTCGATGTGCATGAAGCCGGAGCGGGGGTAATAGCCGAAACCGAGGAAGCCGACCGCCCGCGCCGCTGCCTCGAAGGCCGCAGGATCGTGGTTCGCCATGGCGATGTCGAAAGCGGTGCCTTGCATGTGCTTCGAGGCAGGGGCCCCGCCGACAGCACGGTTGTGCTCCGGGCTGCGATAGGCCGAGCGGATGATCAGCGGCTTGCCCAGCCGGTCGCGCAGGGCTTGCAGCTTGTCCATGGCTTCCGTGTTGATCTTGATCGCGCCGGTGCCGCGGCAGGCGATCTCGGCGGCCGAGAAGTTCGGCCAGCGCCAGGCGTTCGCGGGCACGTCGCGCCAGTGGGAGTAGGTCAGGGTGGGCATGGTGGATCCTCCAGATGAAAAAACCCGCCTCTGGGGCGGGTGGGGTGTCGGTTGGCGAGGGTCAGGAGAGTCAGTCGGATCGGCCGCGCTGGAAGGCGTCAAACAGCATGTCGCGCATGGATCGGATGTCGGTCTCGATCCGGTCGAGGCGGTCGCCATCCACCTTGCGATCTTCGCTGCGCTGCTTGTCGGTGCGGTCGCGTTCGGTGATGAGTTCCCGGTCGAGGCGGTCCAGCAGGGCCTCGTTGGTGAAAGCCTTGCGGGTGATCGCCGCGATCAGGGCCATGGTGCCGCCGATCAGCGCGGTCAGCGCGGCAGTGATCCCGTGGTCCCGAAAGGCCCGCGCGACTGCGTCGGCGAGAGTGGTCTGGTCGTTCATGATGGTCCTTTCCGGCCACGGGGCGTGGCGCTTCAGTAATCGGTCTCGACGTAGACGCCGGAGCAGTCATAGGCGACGGCTGCGGCGGTGCTGCCGTTGTTGAGGTAATTGCGTGGGCTCAGAAGCTGGGTTGCTGCGGGCATGTCGGTGGTGATCGTCGCCTCGGCGACGGCGCCCGAGACTTCCTCGACCACGCGGATCCCGACCGCGCTGTCGTTCGGGGCCGCCGCGATGTAGAGCGTCAGGACATTCGTCGTGCTGGCGACCGGGAAGCCCGCGCCGAGGTCGATCAGCGTCGGCGCGCCTGCGCCGTCGTTGTGGACGATCTGCCAGTTGGCATGGGTGCCGCGCTCGAACCCGATGCCCAGCGCGTTGACGACGGCCGAGAGCGTCAGGGTCGTGGACAGCGCCGCGACCGAACCGATCAGGCCGAAGAACCCCATGCCCGTCGCCTGCAGCGTGACCAGCGACAGCCGGTTCACATAGGTGAAGCCGCCCAGCCCATCGGCATTGCCGCGCCAGCAGACCCAGCCTGCCGAGCGTTCTTCGGCCGCCGCCCCGGCCGTCGCTGCCGAGGTCATCCGCCAGCGCCGCATGGAGGTGGAAAGGTTGGTCGTGGCCAGCGTCGGTGTGGCTGCAGTTCCGACCGCCGTGCGCGGCATGCCGTTGGTGTTGATCGTGGTGCTGGTCGAGGGTGCCCAGGTCGCGATCCGGTTGACCCCGAAATGCGGCTGGAGCGGGAAGTGGCGACCCGACGGGCGTTCCACATCGAGCCATCCCTGTCCCGCCCGGTCGCGGGCATAGAGCGCGAGTTTGCCTGCGGGCGGCGGCGAGGGGACCGCATCATGGGCGGGCAGGACGACCGGTTCGGCCAGTTCGACGCGACCGTTGGTGCGGTCGACCTTGAATGCGTCGAAGAAGGCAGACCCATCCGGGCTGACCTTGAAGCTGAAATCGTCATTCCCGAGCAACCCGATGAGGGCGCGGGCCGAGAAGCCAGTCTTGAAGGCGAAGGCCGCGTCATTCCCGGCGACGGCCTTGTTGACGGTGACTTCGATCCCGGCGCCTGCGTTGTTCAACAGCACGGCAGGGGTGTTGATGGAGAGCCGGTTGAAGCTGTCGGCCGTCGCCCCGCCGAGGCCCAAGAGTTGCGCGGTCAGGTTCGCCTGCGGCATGCCGACCTGCGTGACGGTATTGGCAAAGGTGACCGTGGGCGTGTTCACCACCGTCGTGCCGCCCGCGCCAGCCGTCGCGGATCCGATGTTCACGACGGTGGTCGATCCGGATGCGCCACCGGTGCCGATGTTCACGGTCTTGGTCACGCCGGTCGTCGTGGCACCCGTGCCCATGCCGTAGGTGGCGGTGGTCGTCGCCGTGCCGATCGAGGCGCTGGCGGCCGACACCGTCACGGTCCCGGAAGCCGTCAGCGTCCCCGAAAACGTCTTGTTGCCGGTGAAGGTCTGGGTGCCCGCCAGAATCGCCAGTTCCGATGAGGTGTTGGGCAATGTGAAACTGCGCGTCGTCCCGGCGCTGATCCCCGCCAGCGAGAAGGTGGCCTTCTTCGTGGGATCGGCATCGTTCACCAGGCTGAACACGGCGTCCGAGACGTCGCGCGGCTCGCCCACCACTTCCCAGGCTGCACCGGTCCAGACGAGGAACAGGCCTTCCGCCGCGACCCAGACCATCCAGCCGGTGCGAGGCACCAGCCGTATCCAAGCACCGTCGACCCAGAAGGCGATGTTCAGGTCCCACCCGGCCCAGAGGCCGGTCGCGCCCGAGGCCACGAGGTGCCGGTTGCCGTCCGCGGGGCTCGCTAGCGGTGCGGTGCGCGTCCGGTCGAGGACGGAGAGTTGCACCATGGCGTCGAGCAGGCGCAGCGCCTCGTTGTGGGTGACATGCTTCTGCGCCTGTGCCGCCAGAAGGTAGGGCAGGCCCAGATGGGTCGTGGTGTCGGACATGGGGGTTCCCGTGGGTTGGGATCAGAATTGCAGCGTGACCGCGGCAGGCGTGCCGCGACCGAGGCGGTTCGAAAGCTGGTAAATGCGGATCGCCAGTGTCTGGCCGGGCCCAAGCGGCGCGCCCCAATCGGCGGTCTGCTGGGCGGCGGTGTAGAGGACGGAGGTCGTGATGCTGGTCAGCGTGCGCCTGACGGTCGTCCCGTCGAGGATCTGCACATCGTAGCTTTCCAGGTCTTCTGCGAGCGGCACCTCGACCTGCTCCCAGGCATCGGCGACCAGCGCGCGGGAGCGGCGCGTCCAACGGATGGTCAGATCGCCCGGGTTGCGGGCCGTTCGCCACGGCTGTTCGACATGGACAGGGGCGAAGGGGACAAGGCCCCGCCCGGTCGGGGTGAAGCCCAGCGCAGCGTAGCTGTCATCCATGACAGAACGTGCGGCCGGGCCGACCCGCCAGTTCCACGGCAGTCCGAGGTCAGCCTCGGCGATGGACAGTGAGGCCAAGGTCGCATCCAGTATTACAACCCGCGCTCCGGCAGGGGCGGGATTGCCGATGGCATGTTCCGTTCCACGCTGGCCACGCAGCAGACGGATCAGGCGGTACCTGCTTGGCGCGATCAGTTCAGCCTGACCAGCCTGGACGATCTCCCATTGGCCAGCGGCGGCCTCGACCGCCAGCGCATTCGCCCCACCGAACAGTACGACGTCCGTCACGCTTTCCAGCGTTCCGGACAGGAGATCGACGACCAGTTGGTTGCCCAGATCGAAGCGCGAGGTCGGGCCGGGAAAGAAGTCGAAGGCCAGCGTGCCGATCCGCGCCCGGCTACCGAATGTAGTCAGCAGATTGAACCCATCCGTCGAGGCGCTGCGGAAGACCGCGATCTCGCCCGGCCAGGGGCTGGCATGGGCGGCGATCAGGGGTCGATGGGCTGGCTGGTCCTCAGTGATCTGCGGCAGGTCCAGCATGACCACTTCCGGCGTGCCGAAGACAACGGGGCTTGCAAGTGAGGCCGGGCGGGGATCCCCAGGTGGCAGATCGTAGGCGGCGCGGTCCTGTCGCACCGCCTCGATGCCCCGCGCTTCGGCATCGGCAATGGAAACGAGGCGGAATTCCATCTCGCGGCCGTCATGCGCAAGCCGGATCACGTCGGCAGGGTCGAGGGCGAGCCGCGAGGGCGGCAGGCGGAAGGTGGCGCTTTCCCGGCCGACCCACGCCTCCATCAGCGCGCGGCGGCAACGGCGTTCGGCTTCCTCGGGCGGGATCGCCATCGGAAAGGATTCGGAGGCGATGCGGGTTGTGTCGACCGTGATCCGCCGCGCTTCCACCAGTGCCGCATCATAGTCCTCATCCGCCCGCGCGACCTGCCACTTCAGCGCCTGCGGCAGTTCGGTCTCCTGGCCACGGGTCAGCTCAAAGGCTTCGCCGTCACGACTGGCCACCAGATCGTCGATGGCCAGTATGGCGACCGAGGCGCGGCCGCGCATCACGAAGCGGATCACGCCTTCGGTCTCAATGGCGTCGAACCCGAAATGCCGGGCCAGCGTGGAAATCGACGCGCGGGGGCTTTCCAGCGCGCCGATCACATAGCCCTCGACCGCGCCCCAGAGGCCAGAGACGTCGATGAGGTCTTCCGCCAACCTCGCACGCAGGCAAAGGTGGCGCACCAGCGCGGCGAGCGACACCGCGCCCAGCCGTCCGGTCAGCCAATGCCCGAGCCGCCAGTTCGGCCCGTCTGTCCAGATGCCGGTCAGCTCGGGGAAGAACGGATAAGGTCGGGCATCCCAGGTCCAGGCGGCGCATTCGGGGACATGGACCATCCGGTCGCCATAGACGGATGAGGTCGGGTTGTTCGCGCCCTCGCCCCACCAAAGGTAGCTCGCCTCGAGATAGGCGCGCTGGATCGCGTCATCGCGCCAGCCGCGGGAGAAGTAGGGCGTGAAGCTCTCGGACGACTTCGGGTCGAAGAAGACGTTGGGCTGGTTGGTGCCCCTGTCGATGGCGGGGCACCCCAGTTCGGTGAACCAGACGGGCTTTGACTGCGGCACCCATGCGGTCGGCGTGCCACTCTCGACCCCGCCCGGGCGGTTGAAATGCGGGTTCGACCACCAGGCGCGGAGATCCTTGTAGCGGAACACCCAAGGCTTGCCCGCGGCACCGTCGGTGATGGGCGTGCGAATCTGGGCCGACCGGTCGGCGGCCGAGGCGTAGAACCAGTCGAAGCCCTCACCACCCGCGATGTTCGCCTGCAGGTAACCGCGATCATGGAGCGCAGGCCAACCTTGCAGCGCATCGGCATGGTCGAAGCCATCCCGCCAGTCGGAAAGCGGCATGTAATTGTCGATGCCGATGAAATCGATGTTGGCATCCGACCAGAGCGGGTCGAGGTGGAAGAACACGTCCCCCGTGCCATCGCCGGGCTGGTGCCCGAAATACTCCGACCAGTCGGAAGCGTAACCCACCTTTGTGCCCGGCCCGAGGATCGCCTTCACATCCGCGGCCAGTGCCTTGAAGGCGGTCACGGCCGGATAGGCGCTGGCGCTCGACCGGATTGTCGTGAGCCCGCGCATCTCGGTGCCGATCAGGAAGGCATCGACCCCGCCCGCCACGGCGCAGAGATGGGCGTAGTGCAGGATCATCCGGCGCAGGCCCCAATCGCTGGAAGGGCCGGTCCAGACGACGGTGTCACCAGAGATCGCGAACTGCGCAGGCGCCGCCGCGCCGAAGAAGCTGGAGACCTGCGTCGCCGCAGCGGTGGTCTTGTCCACAGTCCCCGAATATCCCGGCGCAGGCGAGCAGGTGATCCGGCCGCGCCAGGGAAATGACGGCTGTCCCGGCGTGGCGGCGTTGTTCGAATAGGGGTTCGGCAGGGTGTTGCCGGGCGGGACGTCCATCAGCAGGAAGGGATAGAAGGTGACGCGCAGGCCGCGCGCCTTCATCTCGCGAATCGCCTGCACCACCGCGAAATCCGCAGGCGTGCCGCCATAGACTGGCCGGTCCTCGGCGTCACGGCTGACGAGATGCGCGTTCGAGCGTGCCACGCCGTTGACCGTCCACGTCTTGGGGCTGGTGACCTTGGTCGCCACCTCGACGCCGGGCTTGACGGTGCAGTTGCCCGCGCGCAGATCGTTGCCGAACCAGGCGACGACGAGACTGACGCTCTCGACGGCTGGGGCCATGGCCTGCAGACGGTCGAGGGCAACAACGATATCGGCTTCATCGGGCAGCGCGTTCAGGTTCTCGGCGGAGGTCGTGCCGCCGGTGGTCTGGCCGAAGACCGTGGTCGTGGCGCCCACGGTCTTGCGAACAGCCTCGGTCGCATAGGTGAACTCGCCCGAGGCCGGGATCATGGTCACGGCCTTGACCAGCCCCTCGGCCGTGTCAGGGTCGGCAAGTGGCCGAAATACCTCGAACGAAAGCTGCGGCAGGCGGTTGCCGTAGGTGGAAAGCGGCAGTTCCTCGAAGACCACGTAGGCCGTGCCGCGATAGGCGGCGGTGTTGGCGGCGCCCATCTTGGCGGCGATGAACGGATCAGCGGTCTGGGTCTCGTCGCCTCGATACCAGCGCCAGGTAATGCCGGTCATGTCGAGCGGCTTGCCGTCGGCCCAGATGCGGCCGATGCCGGTGATCGGGCCTTCGCAAAGCGCCACGGCGAAGCTGGCATAGTACAGATACTCGGTCGTCTGGACCCTGCCGCCCCCGCCGCCCTTGCCACCGCCTTGCGTGGTGGTCTTCGTCTCCTCGCGGAAATCCGTGGCCCAGATGATATTGCCGCCAATGCGCATGCGGCCGTAGAGGCGCGGAATGATCGCGCCTTCGGTGGCCGAGGTGATGCGCAGGCTGTCGAGGCGTTGGCCCTCGATCTTCTGCGCGGGGGCCAGCGAGGACACGATCCAGCTGTCGACCACCGAACCGATGGTAGATCCGATAAAGCCACCGATGGCGGCCCCGGAAAAGCCGAGGATCGCGCCGCCGAACGCCCCGCCGATGGCGGAACCGACAGCGCCGAGGACAAGCGTGGCCATTGCGGAAACTCAGGGTTCGAAGGGTTAGGGAGTCAGCGTGCAGGGAACAGGAAGGCGAAGGCGATCTTGCGCGCCCAAGCGGGCGTCAGCGGTTCCTCGATCACGCCCAGTTGCTCATAGGCGTGAAGGAAGGTGTCCGGGCCGGTGAGGATGCCCACATGCTTGGCGATGGCGCGGGGCATCATCCGGAACAGGATCAACGCACCGGGCGGGGCATCGCTCGGGGCGATCTCGGGCAGCATCCGTCGTGCCCCTTCGGCGAGCACCTCGCGCTGCCCGGTCTCGCCCCAATCGCGGCTGTAGGGTGGGATCGGGAACGGCTCCGGCCCTACCACCTCGCGCCAGACGCCGCGCGCAAGGCCAAGGCAGTCGCAGCCGACCTCCCGCAGGCTGGCCTGGTCGTGGTAGGGCGTGCCAAGCCATGACCTCGCGACGGCGATGACATGAGCGGGATCGGCGGTCCGGTGTAATGGGGTCAAAGCACTGCCCCCTCGTGGCCGCCATCCTTGGTGGCGTATCGCAAGACTGCGTCTTGCCCTGGGATATGTGGAAAGCCGCGAAAGCTGGCGACATTGGCGAACTTCGCGCTGCAGGTCGCAATCCGCTTGTCGCAGCCCGCCCGGACCACGAAGGCATCCGTCGCCGTGATCGGGCGCACCGGGACTTCGAGCAGGGTCAGGATCGCCACCCCATCGACGAGGTCGTGCGACAGCACCTCGACCCGCCGCCCGGCATTCGCACCGGTCGACCATTCCACCAGACCGAAGGCGAACCACCCTGCCGAGAAGGCGCCAAGGCCTAAAGCCGTGAATGCCCGGTCGCGCAGCACATCGATGACCGCGCCTGTGCCCTTGAAGGCCGGGGCCTCGAGGTTCACGCCGCAGCGCGCATCGCCCAGCGCGGCGTCGCAGCTGGCCTGAAACGTCCGCCCGACCGTCTGGCCAAGGACATGGGCCAGCGACCGGACCTCCGCCACGAAGGCGAGCCGCCCGCGCCGGATCTGGCCGATGGCCCCGCGACGCAGCAGCACGCGCTGCGAAGGGGCCGACCAGTTCACCCGCCAGACCTCGACCGCTGCATTATCCCATTGGCCATCGAGGATGTCGGTCTCGGTGATCCGGTCCGACGACAGCACGCCTTGCGCGTCCTGCGCATCGACCGAGAGGTCGGAGCCGGATCGCACCTCTGACGCCGTCAGCCCGCTTTCCGGTTCGAACTCGGTCCCGTCGAACGCCAGCGTCCGGTCATGGTCCGTGAAACCGAAGGTCGCGCCATCGGCCCGCGTGATGCGCCAGCACCAGGCGAGCGTCGTCGTGCCTTCGTCGAGATGCGCCTGCAGCGCGGGGTTCAGGGATTTCATGTGCGGATTTCCACGAGGGGGATCGAGGTGATCGAGCCGAGGCGTTCGAGATCGAGGGTGACGTCGAGGGCGTCGGTGTCGAAGCGGACGGGGACGTCGAATTCGAAGCCCGCGGTGATCGCCACGTCTGCGGCGGGGGCCATGGCGAAAGTGATGAGGCCGGTGATCGTGGAAACCGACCAGCCGGAGAGCTGCGGTGTGCCGTTCAGGGCGATGGTCACGGTTCCGGCGACGGGCTTGGTGATGGCCCGCGTCCAGGACTGCGCGCCGGAGGTGTAGCGCTTGGTGAGCTGAAACTGGGTTGTGCTGCCGTTGCCGGTGCCGATGGGCTGGTTGGTCGGGCCGGGCGTCTGTGACGGCAAGCAGGACTTGAAGTCTGCCCAGTCCTTGAAGCGGAAGCCGTTGAGGCGGCCGTTCCTCGCCTCGAAGAAGGCGACCACCGCCGCCAGATCGTCGGCGCGGCGGATGCCATAGGCGACGTCATAGCGGCGGCGGCTGTTGGCCCAGCTCGCATTGCGTTCCTCGGCCCCGCTCGCCAGTTCGACGATCTGGGTGCGCCGTTCGGGACCGCCGCGCGCCCCGCGGCTGATGTTGTCCGGAAAGCGGACCTCGTGAAATGCCATGGCTGATCCTCACATGCCGCGCCGACCCAGCGACACGGCGCGGGCGATGTCGCTGGCGACCTGCGTCCGGGACTGGCGGAAGCTCTCGGCGTCACGAGCGTTGATCGTGACGTTGACAGTCGGGGCGCTGGCCTGGCCGTAGCCTGCCGCTTCCCGTCGCGAGAGCACCCGCTCCCCGCGCTGAAGGATCGCTGGCACCTCGTCAGGTCGCAGCCCGGCCCAGCCGCCGTTGTGCATGCGCGGGGCACACGCAAAGGCCAGCGCCGGGACCATGCGTCCGGGACCAGGGGCACCGACCATCCCGCCCGCATGCAGGATGTTCGCGAAAATCCCACCCGCCCCGCCCAGCGCGCCGGAAAGGGCATTGGCGATGGGGCCGAGGATGAAGCGGCGGGCGGCGAGCTTCGCGAGATCGGCGATCATCGAGGTGACCAGATCGCGGAAGTCGAGCTTGCCAGTCTTCACAAAGTCGCCGATGGCGTTCTCGGCGCTCTGGAAGGCCCCGCCCAGCGCGCTGCCGATATCGCCGCCAATGTCGCGCGCCCTCGCGGCATAATCGGCGAGGGCCGCCGTGACCGCCTGCCAGCCGGTGAGGGCCGTGTCCGCACCCTCGGCGGCCGCAGCCCCGGCGTCCCGCGCGGCACCTCCCGCGCCATCGGCGGCGGTGGCAGTGTCGTTCAGCCCGGTGGTCAGGGCATCGGCCGAAGCGGCTGCATCGGCAAATGCTGTCTCGACCTCGGTCCCTGTGCCGGTGACGGCATCCTTCAGCGCCTGCCAGCTGGCGAGCGGCCGACCCGCGGCATCAGCCAGCATCCCGGCCGCTTCGCGATAGCCATCGGCCCGGGCGCGGGCGTCATCGGCCATGGCGCCGAGGCCAAGATCGGGCGGTTCCAGATAGGTGCGTGACAGCGCGGCAGAAAAGGCGTCCGCCGCCGCAGCCCCTGCGGCCGTTGCCGCGCCTTCAAAGGGATTGCCGATACGCCCCAGCTCCACCGGATCGAGTATGCCGATCCGCACGCCGCCTTCGCCGGTGGCCCATTCCGGCAACAGCGCCAGCGCCGCGTTCAGGGTCTCGATGAAGCTGTTGATCCGGGTGACGACGCCGTTCAGCATCGCCTCGACGCCGGAGATCAGCCCGTTCGCGG